TTGTGGAGCTGTCCGGGTTCAAAGATGCCAGCCAGTACTTCAAGGACGTGCCAGAAGGGTATATGCCGCCAGCCAAGCCTGAGCGCCCAACGCCTGAGCAGGTGCTGGCCCAGGTCCAGGCCGAGTCCATCCAGGCCGACATTCAGAAAAAGGCTGCCGAGCTTGAACTGAGGCGCGAGCAGATGATTCGGGACGATGATTACCGAAGAGATCAACTCGCACAGGACTTAATGCTCAAGAAGTACGAGCTTGAGTTAAAGTACGGGGCTGCGATAAGTACTGCCGAGCTTGATGCCCAGCAGTCCTTGGACAGAGAGGCACTGCGCCAGCAGTCAGCTCTCATGGCCCAGGCCATGCAGCAGCCGACCCAGGCACCAGTGCCGCCCATCAACCCTAATAGTGGAATGGTTCAATGAACGAAGAACAGGTGCGTAAGGGCCGCAAGGCCGAGCAGTTGCTGCAAGACGAGGTCTTTGCGGCTGCGCTGGAAAAGCTCGAGAACGAGCAGTTGTGGGTTTTCAAGGGCAGCAAGCCCGAGGAGGCCGACAAGCGCGAGCAGGCTTACGCCATGATCAAGGCCATTGAGTTGTTCAAGACCGAAGTCACCAAGATGGTGGACAACGGCAAACTGGCGCAGCGAGCAATTGAACGCGCCCAGAAAGTCACCGTATGAGCACGCAGGCAGCACAACCAAGCGCCCCTGCGGGTCCAATGAATTTGGCCGAAGCGGCCAACGCTCTCGAGGGAATACTGCCAGTTGATGGAGAACAGTCGCCCGAAGAGACGCAGTTGCCAGAGTCCGAAGAGGATGATGGCGCGGCCTTGAGCGAAGAATTGTCAGCGGATGCAGACGCTGCTGACGAGGAAACGCAAGAGGAACAGTCCGAAGAAAATGAGGAATCAGAGGAAGAAGAACAGCCAACCGTCTTCACCGTCAAAGTTGACGGCAAAGAGGTCGAGGTGACGCTGGACGAACTCCAAAAAGGTTACTCACGGACCCAGGACTACACACGCAAAACGCAGCAGATCGCTGAGATCAGGAAACAGGTCGAGGCTGAGACTGAGGCAGTGCGTGCCGAACGTGCGCAGTACGCACAGATGTTGGGAGCGTTACAGGCCCAGCTCCAGAGTGCCGACACACAGATCGATTGGGACCGTCTTTACCAAGAAGACCCCATCGAATGGGTACGGCACAAAGAGTTGATGCGTGAGAAACAGGAAAAGCTCCAAGCTATTCAGTTTGAACAGCAGCGAGTGGCCCAGCTCACGCAGCAAGAGCAGCAGCAGCATTTCCAGACGCATTTGCAAGAGCAGCACTCAAAGCTGCTTGAGGTCATTCCCGAGTGGAAAGACCAAGCGAAGGCGAAAACAGAAAAGCAGTTGCTGGTCGAATTCGGTAAAAAGACTGGATTTACACCCGAGGAGTTGAGTGCCATTGTGGATCACAGGGCGGTTGTTGCGTTGCGTAAAGCAGCGCTCTACGACCAGATGATGACCAAGCGAAAAGCAATCACCCCTGTGACCAATAACGGTCCACGGCCAGCCAAGCCAGGTGCAGCAGGCCGGGTATCCCAAACAACTGAAGCAACTCGCGCCAAACAGCGTCTCGCAAAGACTGGCCGTGTCGATGATGCGGCCTCTGCAATCTACCAACTTTTGAGGTAACACCATGACTATCGTAAGCAACACTTTTACAACCTATAGTGCTAAAGGCATTCGGGAAGATCTTTCAAATTTAATAACAAATATTGCACCTGAAGAAACTCCATTCCAATCCAACATTGGCCGCGAAACCATCTCCAACACTCTGTTTGAATTCCAAACCGATACCCTGGCAGATGCCGCAGCAAATGCGCAGCTCGAGGGTGATGACGTTGGCACATTTGACTCTGTCACCGCCACCGTTCGTTTGACCAACTACGCTCAGATTTCGCGCAAGACCATCGTTTTGTCGAACACTGAAGAAGTGGTCAACAAAGCCGGTCGCCGTTCTGAGTTGGCATATCAGATCGCCAAGCGCGGTTCTGAGTTGAAGCGCGATCAAGAATTCATTTTCTTGAATGGCGGCATTGCTGTTGCAGGCAACACCACCACTGCTCGGGCGGCATTGCTGTTGCAGGCAACACCACCACTGCTCGCGTGACCGCATCCTTGGGCGCGTTTGTCAAGACCAACACTGACAAGCAGACCAACGGTGTCGATCCCAGCTACACCACGCTGCCCAACAGCGCTCGCACTGACGGCAACGTGCGCACCTTCACTGAGACGATCTTGAAGAACGTCATCCAAAAGGTGTGGACTGCTGGCGGCACTCCCAAGATCCTGATGTGCGGCCCTGTCAACAAGCAGCGCGTGTCTGGTTTCTCTGGCATTGCCTCTTCACGTTTCAACATCGATGGCGGTGCGAAGCCTGCCACGTTGATCGGTGCCGTTGACATCTACGTCAGCGATTTCGGCAATGTGCAAGTGATCGCCAACCGTTTCCAGCGCGAGCGTGACGCATGGGTGATCGATCCTGACTACGCCAAGATGACTGTGCTGCGTCCTTACCAGCAAGTTGAGTTGGCAAAGACTGGTGACGCTGAGAAGCGCATGTTGTTGATCGAGTACGGCTTGAAAGTGCTGGCTGAAAATGCCCACGGTCTGGCCGCTGACTTGGTCACCTCTTGATCGTTAACTAGGAGAAGGGGCCAGGGAAACCTGGCCCCACTTACATGGACAAAAGAATTCTTGATGTAAGCCCCGACAAGGGGATCACGCGCACCTGGCACTTCAACCCAGATACTGAAGAGACAACGATCCAGACCTCTCAGGACGTGACTGACGTGATCGAGGCCAATAAGCGTGACTTTGCAGCGATTGACAACAGGGCCAACTGGCAAGGCGAGTGGCATCATGTCGCCAGCATCCCAGAGGCTTTGTATTACAAGCTCAAGGCCGAAGGAAAGCTCGATGACGAGGCTTACATGAAGAAATGGCTTAACGATGCTGATAATCGTTTCTTTCGTGTTCGTCCTGGAAAAGTTTAATGGCTCGACCAAGAATCCCACTGTCTGAAAAGATAGAAAGAAACATCATCCGAATACCAGAATCTGGTTGTTGGATATGGATGTCTTCTCTTAATCCAGGTGGATATGGGAAAACTGGTATTGGAAGAGGGTCATGCTTATCTGCACATCGCGTGTCGTATGAGCAAAAATTTGGACCTATACCAAAAGATAAATTTGCACTACATACTTGCGACATTAAATGTTGTGTAAATCCAGACCATATTTTCCTTGGCGATCAAAAAGAAAATATGGCAGATAAGGTTCATAAAAACAGGCAGGCTAAAGGTGAAAAACATGGCAGGCATAAGCTAACTGAAAAGCAAGCCATGGAGATAAAGTTTTCAACAAATCCTCCAATTGATTCGGCAAAAAAATTTAATTGTTCGATAACTACAATCAGACAAATCAAAAGTGGTTTGTACTGGAAACATTTGAGGAATTGATGAACTACATTGCGGTTTGCACGCCAGCACGGGACCAGGTCCACACCAACTACACCTACTGCATGGTTAATCTTGTCGCGTATCACACGCTCAACACCACTGATGCCATCAGTCTGAAACTGTTGCAGGGAACGCTGATTCAGAACCAGCGTGCTGACTTGTGCCTGGATGCGTTGCGTGAGGGTTGCACGCACATCTTGTTCATCGACTCTGACATGACCTTCCCCCAGGACATGATCCAGCGACTGCTCAAGCATGACGTTGACCTGGTTGCGGCCAACTGCGCAAGGCGCAGGATGCCCACAGGTCCAACCGCACAAAACTATGACGAGAACGGCAAGCGCAAACCCGTCTATTCGATGCCAGAATCAACTGGTCTTGAAGAGGTTGGCAGCGTTGGCACCGGCATCATGCTGATCAAGCGCAACGTCTTTGAGGGTATGTCTGAACCCTGGTTCGATATGCCTTGGCAGTACGACACCCGAGGCTACATGGGCGAGGACGTGTTCTTTTGCAAGAAGGCGCAAGAGCTTGGGTTCAAGGTGTATATTGACCATGACGTGAGCAAAGAGATCGGCCACATTGGCACGTTTGAATTCAAGCATGAGCACACCTGGATCGTCAAAGAGGAAATGGAAAAAGAGGCAAGCTGATGGCACTCACCACATACAACGAGCTGAAAACATCAGTTGGCGATTGGCTCAACCGCACTGACCTGACAACTGTCATCCCTGACTTTATTGCGCTGGCTGAGGCTCAGATCGAGCGCCAACTGCGCACCCGGCAGATGATCGTCAGATCCACGGCATCGATTGCCACC